TGCCAGTGTACTGTTTGTGGCACTCCCAAAGGTCAAGGAGTAAGCCAAACGGCATCAGCCACACTTCATCCCAGGACAGATGAAGCTGACCGATGCCGTAATATAAAAGTCGAGTAAATAACTCTTCATCACTTACTCGACCGCCGCGTTTTTTGGGTCATCCTCGCTCTGAATATTACGCTTGGTGCCCTTAAACATAGCCTCGGTGATTGCCACCTTGAAGGTGGTGAGGTCTGCCGGAGTTGTGAGGATTTCCACATACTCTTCAGTGAGCAGGTCGCGGGGTTCATCCTTGTGCTGAATGTTGTGAACCAAAATGGTCTGGTTAGCAAGCAAGGTGATGAGCCATACGATTTCACCGATAGCCATTTCAAAGTTTTCGCTCTTCATCAGCTTTTCACCCAGGTTTTCAAGACCACCGTAACGGGCAGCGATTTCCTTGGTAGCTTTGGTGGAGAGCAAGAGCGTGTGTTCCTCATTACCGATGAGGATAGTTGCGGTGCGTTCCTTATCCATAAATCAAGACCTCCTTATTCTGTCTTTGCGGGAGTGGCAGAAGCGTAGCTGGGTTCGTACACCTGCTTATACCAGTTGGTGATAACTTCCGCTTTGATAGCGCTGTCACCTTCGGTAGCCTCAACCTTCCAGGGATGTTTCCCGGCACCATCCACCTTGTTACGGCGCATAATCGTGCCTTCGATGGTGGGAGTGTTAAAGGTAATGCTGTCACCCTTGGTAGCGAGAGCAGTGGCGGGAATACCGAATTTTACTCGGTACAGCCAGAAGTAACGGTACTTGCCGTTAGACTTCTTTGCACGGAAACCGATAGCAACGGGAGTGCCACCGTCCTCTGCGGTGGATACCACAACACCGTTATCATCGATAGTCGCGCCGGTGAGGTCGGAAGCAACGCTGCCGCCCAGGTCATCAACACCGAGGGAAAGCGTACCGCTTTTGAACTCCTTGACGATTTCGGCAGCACCGTCATCGGCATACAAGGTTGCTTCAGCCAATTCCACAGAAAGGTCTGCGGTCATTGCTTTTGCAAGCTGAGTAGGAGTTGCGTAGCTTTCATTGCCCTCGGCATCTTCGGTGATTTTGGAGTAAAAGAGTTTATCAAGACCGATAGTTGCCATATAGGTTATTCCTCCATTTCGTAGTGATTGGCCACATCAATGTTGTAGTGATGGTAGCCGGTCTCGGTTTCATAGCCGACATACTGTCTGCCGGTTATGGTAATGTCGGCAGCAAGCAAGGCACGAACAAGTGCGTTCTTTTCCTTGGTGTAACTGCCTTGGGTATACAAAGAAAGACGTGCTTCCTGCACGTCAACTTCGGGTTGGTTATCTGCGTGAACTGCAAAGGTATCTGTAAGTGGAACAACTACGATGTACTTGTCGGGTGCCTTATCCGTAAACACCCCCGTTTCAATGGGAATGCCCAGGGGACCGATTATCTTTTGCATATCTGTAAGAATACTCATAATTTATCGACCTCCTCTTGAAACTTTCGCTTCATAGCCTCTTGGCACGGTGTCTTGGATGCGGACTTCGCTGGTTTCAAAAACGGTTTTGCAGGCTGTCCGTGTCTGCCGTACTCGATAATATTTGCGATTTTCGCATTGCTTCCACCATCTGAACGAGGCTCGGAAAAGCCAATCTTGATATTGTAGTTGCCATCACGGTCAACCTTTACGGGTGTAAGACCGAGGGAGCGTTCCAGTTCACCCGTGCTGCGAGACTCATACTGTGTCCCTTTGCCGATTACAGAAGAAAGGTTGCTTTTTACTTTGGAAAGAACGACCTCACCACCGGCTTCCAAGACACGCTCGGAAATCTCATCAGTACGGTCAGCCAGCTTGGACAGCTTTTGCAGGAAATCATCCGGCATCATTACTTCAGCCTTTGCCAACGGTACTCACCACCTTTTTTGCAAGCACCTCCACATACATTCCACGGCTTTTGACGTCTTCGACAGAAGTAATGTCGAACCTGCCATCCTCGCATACAAGGATGTGGTCGGTAGTAACGTCAATGCCGGGAATGCTACGGAAACGGAAAAGGTCAGTGGCTTCGGAGAAAGCCGCCAAGTTTGCCCAACGCTGTGAGCCGTGTCGACCTTCTCTGTAAGCACGGACAGAAGCGAGGATTTCCTCAGCGTCAACCGTGAAACCCTCGCTGTCCTTTTTCTTGGTTACGGAAACAATGTCGATGAAAGTGTTCATTTTGCCAAAACTCATACTCACACCTTCCAATCTCGGTCAAGTCTTAAGAGCAGATTGACCGTGTTCCACACCTGCTGTGCTGCCTGGGGATTATCCTGGAAGAAACCACCCGTGCTACCGTCCCTCGACTCATAAAAATGAGAGGACAGCATTACAACTGCCTGCTCGGTAGTAGGTGGCATTGGGTGGTCTTTATAATGTCCTTCCGGAATATGCTGATAACTCTCCGCATAAGCGGTGGCAGCGGTGATGTAGCCTTCGAGCAGACCATCATCTTCGCTATGCGTAAGAATTAAATTGTCCTTTACTCTTTGAAGCAGATTTGCCATTCTACATCACCGCCTTCCCATTACGCAGTGGCAGTACCCTTCATCTGAAGAACCTTAACGGCTTCAGGGAGGATGAGCTTACCATCGAGGCGCTTGGTAGCAAGGAAACCGACCTGACCGGAATCCGCATAACGCTCGTTGAGGCGCTTGAAGGTGATGCCCTGGCGGTCACCGATCCAATAGAAGTGGAGGTCACCGAACACGGCTACCTTGTTGCCGGCAGCGATGGTGGGAACGAAAGGAGAAGTGAAGATAGGTCTGCCGAGCAGAGTCTCGTGACCGCCCTCCTGGAGAGCCTTCTGCCAGAGGTACTGACCGTCGTTGCCCTTGAGCTTGCGAATAGCAGCCATAGTGTCATCGTTGAAAATCCAGATGGCCTTTCTGCGGTAAGGAGCCTTCACGCTATAGAAGAGATTGATAATCTCATCAGCGGTGATAGCAGTGCCGGAAGCCGCGGTGACACCGACTTCCGCGCCACCCTTATCAGCAAGAATGCCGAGAGGCTTCTTCTCACCGTTGCCATTGAAGAAAGCGTCCTCTTCCTTGTCACCGATGCGACGGGCAAACTCGGAAGCGAAATAACTCTCAAGGTCAAATGCAGAGTCGTTGAGCAACTCATCAGAAACCTTGATGATAGTACCTACCTTGTGAGCATCGATGGTCTGCTGACCAAAGATGTCGTCACCTTCGGGAATGGTGCCTTCCTCATCAACCCAGGATGCAGTACCCTTGGTGGTTACAACGGGAATCTTACGGCTGCCAGCTCCGGTCTGGAAAACGTGAGCGTGGGCGCGGAAGATGTGCTCATCGTGGAGTGCCTGGACGAGAGTGTTTTCAAACTCATCGGGAACGAGATAGCCACCCTCGCTGTCGACACCTTCCTGGAGAGCATTGCGAACCTCATAAGAAACGCCGTTCTTGGCACGGGTTACGTTCCAGAACGCATCCTTATAAGAGTCAGATGCAGTACCGACCTTGGTGTCAACCTTTGCGGTTGCGGGTTTCTCGGTGATGGGAGTGGACACGGGTTTGGAAAGTTCGGCATCCATAGCCTCCATTCTTTCCATACGGGCGATTTCAACGCCCATCTTACCGATGTCGTTTTCCATACTGGTGTAGATGGCATCATCCTCGGTGGAGAGGAAACCATCCTTGTTTCTGTGGGAATCCAAAAAAGCCTTTGCGGCTTCGATAGCCTTGGCGCGCTTTGCACGCATTTCGATAATCGTCATTACGATATCCTCCTTTTAATATTTCATAAGATTGAGGCGTTCCATCAGTTCATTGACGGATCTGCCGTGGGCGGGTTCGGTCTTGGGTGTTTCCTTCGGCTCTGCCTTGGGTTCATCCTTGACCACGGGTTTTGCTTTAGCGGTGATTTTATTGATGAGTGCCATTTCCACTGCCTTGCTGGAAAACGCAAAAGCAGGAACATCCGCCACCGTTTTTTCATCGGTGAGGATTTCATCAGCAAAGCCGAGTTCAATAGCCTTTTTTGCGTTCATCCAGGTTTCGCTGCTCATAAGGTGAGACAGCTTTGCACGGGAGAGATTGGTGCGGATTTCGTAAGCGTTGATGATGCTTTCCTTTACCTCGTTGAGCATTTCGATGGCTTTCTGCATATCTTCGCAATCACCGAATGCCGCTGTCATAGGATTGTGAATCATCATAAGTGCGGTAGGTGCCATAAGCACCTTGGTTCCGGCCATCGCAATGACCGATGCCGCGGAGGCTGCGATTCCGTCAATCTTGACCGTGACGTTGCCTTTGTAGTCCATAAGCATGGTGTAAATCTGACTTGCGGCTACGCAATCACCACCGGGAGAGTTAATCCAAACTGTGATGTCACCACTGCCTGCGTTGAGCTCGTCTTTGAACATCCTGGGAGTGATGTCGTCATCGAACCAACTTTCTTCAGCAATAGTTCCGTACAGCTCAAGGACTCGTTCTTCGGGCTGACCTTCGTCCGCCAGATTTTTCCACGCCCAGAACTTCTTCGCTTGGGGTATCTTCATTGGTTTCTGTTTCCTCCGTTTCTGTAGGATTTATATCTGCATAAGCACCCGCACTACCGAGCGGAAGCATACTGCCGTTAATGAGGTACAAATCTCCGCCTTGTTCAGCCGGAATTCGGTCGAGGTTTTCAAGCTCACGAATGTCGTTAGCGGACATCCAGCCGTTCTGCCTTGCAATCGAATAGCCATTCATACGGCTTTGATAGTCACCTCGGAGCAGACCTTCAAGGTTGAATTTAATGAAAAACTCCTTCTTTTCATCGAGCGAGAGCAGAACTCTCATCATCGATTGTTCCCAACGGATAATCCACGGGTCGAGGGTGTATTTCACAAACTCAAGGGATTGCTGCTCAATATTAGAAAAGCTCGACTTCTCAAGGTCACCGACCATATGGGGCGGGACTCTGAAAATTCGAGCAATTTCATTTATTTGGAATTTGCGTGTTTCAAGGAACTGCGCCTGTTCAGGAGAAATGGAAATGGGTGTATACTTCATTCCTTCCTCCAAAACCGCAACCTTGCCGGAATTGGATGCACCGCCAAACTGGCTCTGCCACGCATCACGCACACGGCTGGGGTCTTTGATTGTGCCTGGGTGTTCCAACACGCCCGAGGGCGCTGCACCGTTAGCAAAGAACTTGGCACCGAACTCCTCGCAGGCAATTGCCATACCGATAGCGTTTTTTGCCATTGCGATGGGACTATAACCAACGAGACCGTCAAAGCCAAGTCCGGGAATATGAAGAACATCTGAAGGCTTGAGCTTTACCGATGCACCTTCCATTGTGTGAGCCTCTTCGTTAGAACGCTGATATGTGTAATAAAGCTGTCCGTTGCTGTCGCGGTCAACGGTCATCTTGTTTGGCATCAGCGGATAGAGAGCCACAACTTCGCCTTTGCCGTTACGGATGATTTGTGCGTAAGCGTTACCCCAAAGAAGCAGGTGCGTCATTAAGGTTTCTCGGAACACAAAAGAACTCATTTCCGGGTTCGGCTCATCGTGAAGCAAAAGGTAAAGCGGATGATCCACAGCTTTCTCTTTGCCACCCGTGTCGGTGTACTTGTAAAGGTGGAGTGGTAGTCCTGCCACTGCTTCTGCAAGTATCCTCACACAGGAATAAACGGCGGTCATTTGCATTGCAGACCGTTCGTTTACAGGCTTGCCGGAAGTTGAACCACCCATAAAAAAGGTGTATGAACTACCGACCGTTCTGTTTTGAGGCTTATCTCTGGATCGGAACAATCCTGAAAAAATGCCCATCGTGATTCACTCCCTTCATATAAACAAAATGCCTCGGTCGTTATAAACCGAAGCGGTAGTATCATTACCACAGCGAATTGCACGGTCGAGCGCCATTATAGTTGCGACCGCACCGTCAATTTTCTCTGTGGATTTTTCTTTGTCCGGCTTGATGTTACCCGCCGGGTCGGTGCGGATGAAGATGTTATCCATCATCCAGCGAAGGACGGGTTGACCTCCGTGAGCGATTTTTTCTTCAAGCACCAGTTTCATCAGTTCCTTTGTGGGCGGAGACATATCCTTAAAGCCTTGACCGAAAGGAACCACCGTGAACCCCATACCCTCAAGGTTCTGCACCATCTGTACAGCGCCCCAACGGTCGAATGCAATTTCACGAATATTAAAACGCTCACCGAGCCGTTCTATAAACTTCTCGATGTAGCCGTAGTGAACAACGTTACCTTCCGTTGTGTTTAGGAAGTTTTGTCTTTCCCACACATCGTAAGGCACGTGATCCCGTCGCACACGAAGCTCCATATTATCCTCGGGTATCCAAAAGTACGGTAGGATAACATATTTGTCATCCTCATCGATGGGTGGAAACACCAACACCAATGCCGTGATATCCGTTGTGGAAGAAAGGTCAAGACCGCCATAGCATACACGACCTTCCAGGTCATCTTCGTTTACTGCGAAGGCACATTTATCCCATTTGTCCATCGGCATCCAACGCACCGCTTGCTTGACCCACTGGTTGAGCCTTAACTGCCGGAAGGAGTTCTCCTCACCGGGGTTTTGCTTTGCGGATTCACAGGCTGCGTGAACCTTGTCGATAGCAACGGTAATGCCGAGAGAGGGATTGGCTTTCGCCCAGACTTTAGGGTCTGTCCAATCGTCCTCTTCATTTGCACCGTAGATAACCGGGTAAAAAGTAGGGTCGATTTTTCTGCCTTCAATGATGTCCTTTGCTTTTTGGTGCAGTTCGTAACAGATGGATTTTGTATCCGTGCCTGCGGTGGTAATGTTAAAGAAACACGGCTGCATACGAGCATCGCCAGAGCCTTTGGTCATTACATCGTGGAGCTTTCGGTTCGGCTGTGTGTGCAATTCATCAAAGACAACACCGTGAGTGTTGAAACCGTGTTTGTTGCTGACGTCAGCCGACAAGACCTGGTAGATGCTGTTTGTCGGTAGGTAGATGAGTCGTTTCTGTGAATCAAGGATTTTTACTCGTTTTGCCAGTGCCGGACACATACGAACCATATCGGCAGCAACGTTGAAAACGATGGATGCCTGCTGTCTATCGGAAGCACAACCATAAACCTCGGCACGTTCCTCACCGTCACCACAAGTAAGAAGCAAAGCAACGGCAGCCGCAAGTTCGGACTTGCCTTGCTTTTTTGGTATCTCAATGTAGGCGGTGTTGAACTGTCTGTAGCCGTTGGCTTTCTTAATTCCGAATATGTCACGGATGATTTGTTCTTGCCAATCGATGAGTTCAAATGGCTTTCTCGCCCAGGTGCCTTTGGTATGACAGAGGCACTCAATAAAGCTCACCGCATAATCAGCGGCAGCCTTATCGTAATAAGAACCCTCTGCCATAAACCGAGTCGGCTTATAGTTTTTCAGTTTTCTGATATGCGGTCACCTCCTAAAAGGGTATAAAAAATAGCCGCCACCGAAACGGTGCGACTTGCGTATACGAGGAACAGAGCCTCACGGCTCTATCCCAGGGGGTATTGGGTTGTGGTTATTTTTGCAGTTGCTCAAAGCACCATTTCAGTGCGGAACCATTATCTTTGAAGGTTTCCTCGACTACTGCCCAGGGAACCAGGCGGCACTCAATGTCACCCAAGCCGGTGTCTTCCGGGAACTCGATGAACTCGTAGATTTCAGCGGTGAATCCGCCTTTCCAACTGATGTCGGTAACGAATACCTTGTCGCCGTACTGAACAACCGCTCCGTAGGATGCGGAAACATTAAGTTGCAGTTTTTCGATGGTGGTGAAGATGTCTTTTCCCATTGCACCGTCCTCCTTAAATGCTCATCATATGGATGGCAGGAACTTTTGCTCTTTCGTTCGTCATCCAATCGGTGTAGTTTGCGTTGACCTCGGTGATGCCCGCCATCTTGAAACCTTGCTTATCAAAGGCTGCGAGGGTGGAAATCAAACTGGAGAAGGTACTGCTGATGGTAAATTCGGTAATGCCGTTCTGGCGGAAGGTCTCTGCAATAGCCTCAACATCCTCATCCCAAATAACCTCGGAGAAGTCGATGAGGTCATTTTCTGCATCGATGCTCTTGCGGTATGCCCAGAATGCGGTAGCGTTGATGCCCCAATCCTTGAGGCTGTTTGCTTTCTCTGCAATGGCTCTTTCAAAAAGTGTAATCTTTGTCATAGTGTGTTCCTCCGTTTGTTTTGTTGTGAGTGTATATTACCGTCATTTGACCGATATATCCAGTCATTTTGGAGATATAAACTACACAATCTTTAAGGCAAAATAGTGTGTATATTACACCTTTTTATGCCTTGCCGGAGTCGTCCACCTTTCTGCAAACATCCTCACCGTAGGCAATGCCGAGGGAAGAACCACAATCCCACTTAACGTGGATTGTACCGATATCGTCAACGGCAACCACGGTGCCCTTGCAGCCGGGAACGAGCTTTGTGTTGAAGGGGTCGCTCATATGAACCAATTCAACACGGCACCCCTTGGGGTAGCGCTCTTTAAGACGAGCAAGCGTTTCTTTGCTAATACCGAACATTATTCATTCACCCCCTCGCTTTTGAATGCGGAAGATCCTGAAAGATTTCGGAGCAAAATTTTGCGGGCGGCTTTGTACTCGTTGCCGATAAAACCGAGCCGTAGGAGAAAGCATCGGAATGCGTATTTCTCGTTTTCGACTTCTTTCTCTTTTGCGTTTATACGCTTTTGATTCTTTGCCATATTGCATAAGGCTGTCACAAACTCCATATAGGTTTGAATTTCATCGGGAGTGCTGTCGGTCTTGAACCAAGGGAAATCCAAACGCTCACCGATAAGGTTAATAGGAAGGTCGTCCACTCCCAAGGCTTTCTTGATGAGGTTGCCTTTGGATTCGACCAGGTCAAAAAGGTTTTGCAGAGAGGCTTCGGTGAAGTCTGCCATGGGGATTTGAATTGCGATACCTTTGGGTGCATCTGCACTCATATCACTTTCAAATCCTTCATCGTAGAGGTGCTCAAGCAATCTCTCAATAACCTCGCTGTCAGCGCGGTCATCAAAAATGAGGTTGCCGTCTTTGTCGATGGTGAAGTAATCCACCTCGTAGGCAAAGCTGGGAGCGCCCAGGTATTTAACCTCTTCACCGAGCCACTTTGCAATTATAAGAACCATTCGTTTGCGTTCCTTGCCTGGAACATTGTACTTGATTGTCATTACTATGACCTCCTTGTTTTTTTGGTAGTCACATATTACCGTCAAGTACGAGATATATCCAGTTAATTCGCACACTATTCGGTGTAGAATATGTAGCCTTGTTCTGTAGGTTAAATTGTGTAATGTACACGCCACATTGACATTTGCTGTTTTTCGTGCTATACTGTACCCAACCTATAAAGAGTGCGTGAGGGACAAGCCCTGTGACCGCCGACAACCTGCCGAAAGGTAAGGTGCCAATGCTTGAACGATAGGGTTATATGAGAAACTCTGCAATCCTGTCGTGACGATAGGATTGTTTTTTTACGCTCTCTTTAGGTAATTCACTTAAAGGAGCGTTTTATTATGCGCAAAATCAAAGACCTCATCAATCCCAACCAGAAGGTATACATTCTTCTGAAAAACAGCGCTATCCGTTATCGCTTTATGAGCGATGCGGAACTGGAGGGTATCACCTACGGGGATGGAGCGAAACCAACCGAAAGACCCGTAGATGATATAATGTCCCTTCAGCCAGACGGCACCATCTGTTTCCTGGGTTGGGCAGGAAGGATGTGTTACCACCATAGCAGTAACGCTGTCGTTCGTATCGATTATGAGAAATACATTTCTGCAGCAACGGACTATATAATCAATTTGCGTTGAGATTGTTGTAGTAAACGATGCCGGAAAGCACGAAGAACACACAAGGCAGTGCGACACCGTTGCCCCACATCTTATATTCCGCAGCGTCGGAATGTGGATCTGTGAGCCACTTCCTTATCTGCTTGAGGGATTTGGGTTTCGTAGAGTTGCCAACGATTCTGCGGTGGGTCTCAAAAACATCGTACCAATAACGGATATCATCCATCGTAGGTTCTGCAATGCCGAGGTCATCACACCACCAATCCGGGAAACCTTGGAGTCTGGCACACTCGGTAGGTGTAAGTCTGCGGACGGTGTAGGTTGCTTCAACAACACCGTTATGATGACCAGGGCAAGTTCCGTTTACGAGGGTGTTGCCACAATCCTCAAGGAAATACTGCCCAACATCACGAGTAGCAGACGGGTCAAAGCCATAAGGTGTCGCAACAGCGCCCGGTCCTTTCGCAACCAGTGTCGGTTGTCTTTCAGCAGAGACCGAAGGTGTGAACTGTGCGTTTTTACCTTGGTTAAATGCATCACGACCAATGCCGTAACATACAGCGTTGGGGTCTTTGAAATCTCGCGCCATAAGAGTAGGAGAAGTATCCTGGGTTACTTGCGTGAAACTTCCCGTGGTCATTGCATAAACAGCGTGGCGGTCAACGGTGTTTAAGGTATACATCACATCGGATTCCTTATATCCATCTCCCTGATGGGAAGGACGGGTGCCGTTGCCTTCGATTACAAAAGTGCCACCCTCAACGCATACCGCGGGTTCACCGCCGTGGGTGCAAGCAAGTGTCGGAGAAACATTCTCGCTGATACTGCAAGAACTCTTTCCACCGCCTTGGTCTACACAAACCACAGCAATGCCACCTTGATTACAACCAGGGTTTCCACCGTTGCCATCAAGGGTGCGAGAGGTATCAGCTTCATAGATTCCGCTGTGGGGGTTGGAGGATTTCATAGCATTGCTATCCTTGGCGCTGATGCCGTATGCCTGGAGTACACAGTTAAAGTGGTTCTTGTCCGGCATACGCTGACTACCACCTGCGTTGTGTGCGGTTAATGTAGAAACAATTTGACCACCATCCCAACTACACGGTTCAAACAAGGTTTGGTCATTGTTGCAAGCGAGAGTTGCAGATTTGTTTTCCTGAATCAAAGCACCTTTTCCGCCACCTTCACAGCCGGAACGGATTTTCATAACGAGAGGAACATTGCCACCGCCGGTCCCCATACGGGAAGTGAGTGTTTGCACTTTATCATCGTCCGAAATAGTAACACGGCTGTCGGCAGGATGGTTTTCCAAAGCAACCGCAGCCGGAACAACTCCGGCACGGTGTGTCGGTGAGGTTTCCTCCTCGTAACCAATGGTTCTGCTTTTAGCAGAATGTTCGGTACAGAACCCGGCGGCTTCCATCACACAAGGTGGATGGTGTGCCTCGGCGCGGAGGGTTGCGGTGACCTCATCGGTAACATCCATTCGGTTGCCACCCTGGTCGTTAAGCACGATACCGTTGCGACCCGTGGACATACCGCAGTTAACACCGAGGGTGGATGAAACATCCCCGGTTAAATCTCCGTTGTATCCATCGAAGCCTGACGCTCCAAAGCAACTCGCAGAACCTCCGGCAGTTCTTTGCCACGCACGGAAGCTCTCCGCAGAATACCCTGACAAGCCTTCTGACTTAAAAAGTATGTCCGGGGCACTCCCACCTGCAAAATCTGCGACAAGGTAGATGCGGCGTCTGCGTTGGGGGACTCCCCAATATTGAGCATCGAGAGTTCGGTAAGCAACGCTGAATCCGTCTCCCAGGTACGCGTCTGCGTAAGGCCATCTGCCTTTTTCAGGCATAGGCACCTCGGTGTCCGGCTCTGCGATACCGATGACCGCTTCGAGGACGGCTTTGAAATCTTCGCCGCCGTTTGAGGAGAAGGCGCCGGGGACATTCTCCCACACGATGTATCTTGGGTATTTACCATTTGTGGCACTCCTCATTTCTTTAATAATGCGGATGGCTTGATAGAACAGCACGGATTGCTGTCCTTCCAGACCGGCTCGTTTTCCCGCCACCGACATATCGGTGCAAGGCGAGCCGAAGGTGATAATGTCCACGGGGTCAATCTTCCCGCCATCCATAGTGGAAATATCACCGTAGTGTTTCATAAAGGGCAGCCGCTTGGTGGTAACCCTAATAGGAAACGGCTCGATTTCCGATGCCCACACAGGGGTAATACCGGAAAGCAAGCCGCCTAAAGGAAAACCGCCCGAGCCGTCAAATAAGCTGCCGAGCGTCAATTTATTCATTTGCACCTCCAACTTCATCAAAGCTGTAAGTCAAGCCATCACGCTGAACCTTTACATCTTTGGAAGATCCAACCTGCTCAATGTAACGCTTTACGATTACATCGCAGAACTTCTCATCAAGCTCGATGGTGTGGCAAATGCGTTCTGTCTGTTCACAAGCAATCAAGGTACTGCCGGAACCACCGAAGGGGTCAAGCACAACCGTGTTGCTCATAGAGGAATTCATAATGGGATAAGCCAAAAGCGGAATCGGTTTCATCGTAGGATGGTCGCCGTTCTTCTTGGGTTTGTCGAACTCCCAAATGGTGGATTCCTTACGGCCGGTGTACCACTGGTGTTTACCTTTCTTCTTCCACCCGAAGAGAACGGGTTCGTGCTGCCACTGATACGGAGAACGACCAAGCACCAGGGATTGCTTTTTCCAAATGCAAGTGCCGGATAAATAAAAACCCGCATCGACAAAAGCCTTGCGGAAGTTAAGTCCCTCGGTATCTGCGTGAAATACGTAGATAGAGGCATCGGCAGCCATAGCACCTTCGGTGTTCTGGAAAGCCGCCAGGAGAAAATCGTAAAATGCGGTGTTCTCCATATTATCGTTCTTAATTTTACCAGCAGAGCCTTCGTAATTGACGTTGTAAGGCGGGTCGGTAATAACGAGGTTCGCCTTGACACCATTCATCAGAAGGTCAAAGGTTTCTTCCTTGGTGCTGTCACCGCAAACAAGACGGTGTCTGCCGAGCATCCAAAGGTCACCCGCTTTGGAGAAGGTAGGCTTTTGAAGTTCAGCCTCAACATCAAAATCATCTTCTTTGACACCTTCCTGGAGCGTTGCCTTGAAAAGGTCATCAATTTCACGGGGGTCAAAACCCGTGAGGGTTACATCAAAATCTTCGCCCTGCAAATCAGAAATGAGCAGAGCCAACTTGTCCTTATCCCAATCACCGCTGATTTTGTTGAGAGCGATGTTGAGTGCCTTTTCCTGTGCCTCGTCCATTTCGACTACAACACACTCGGTCTCGGTGTAGCCCATATCAGCAAGAACCTTCAAACGCTGATGGCCACCGACTACGCGCCCCGTAGTTTTATTCCAAATGACCGGCTGGACCATACCGAACTGCTCAATGGAGCGTTTCAGCTTTTCGTATTCATCGTCACCGGGTTTCAAATCCTTACGGGGGTTATAGTCCGCAGGAACAAGGTCGGTCAGTTTTTTGTTTTCAATTAACATTAAACCAACCCCCATTCCGCAAACTTCTCAAAGCCACCGAGAGAATGGATGTAGTTTCTTGCGGTTTCCACAATATTGGAATACGGAACACCACCAACGGTATCATCCCCGATGGCGCAGCAGAACTCAACGGGAGCATTGTAATGCTGGGCAAGCAGCCAGGCGTAAATGTTCACGCTGACATCAGCCTTGGAGAGGTCTTTGCCGTGAAGTCCGCCACCAGTAACGGAGTCGGCCATATCACTGCCGAGCTTTCTGTTGGTAGCACCAGTATCAACATCCGTGCCGCCGGTCCAATCGCCGAGCGGATTGATTTCGGCATTGGGGAAAGCACGCTGAAGGTCATCCTTGTTTGCGTTGCTTTGGCAGATAATCAATCTGTCATTATTTAAGATAAACTTGCCATCAAAGGGGTACTTTTCAAAAAGGTCTCTCGCAAAAACAGACAGTTCGTTCTGTTCTTTGGTGACGGGCATTCCTTTGAAGATACCGTTATCACCGCAGCGAATGGCATCCTCCTGGTTACGGGCAAGGTGCTTATCCTGGGGAACGATAACGATGTTGCACATAAGATTGCCACCGATGCGGTGGATGGCTTTTGCAACATCCACTTTATCGATGGCAGCGGTTGTTTCAATAATTGCGTGGCAGGTGCCGTGACCGATGAGGACTTCGACAGCCACCTTGGGGTTTTCATCAACAACGTAAGCCAGGTCAACAATGGCACCGGCAATTCTGTCAGCCACCTTGTCAGGGTGAGCGGGATTTACTTTTTCAAACATATTAGTTTCCTTTCCGAGCGGAGAGCAACCGCTCCATGAGATCATCCTGCGGAGATGTGCCGCCATACTCCACAGCACAGTTTTCTTTGACGATTTGGTAGATTTGATACCAAACCTGGTTGACCTGTTTCATATAGGTCTGGCTCATTGCGACATACGGAGATGCGATTGCATTTCCTGTAGTGGGATGCTTTGCAAGGAAGCCGTATTCGGAGATACATTCCTCGCACTGAATCCAACGGCTGACACTCATTGCGTATTGCTCGATAAGCTGGTTGTTTACTAACCGTTCGCAGCCACGAGCTTTTAACCACGCATAGGTATCACGATATACCTCTTCGGCACAGAGGTCTTTGCCGCTTTTCTGTTTTGCCTTCAAATACTCCTTAACGGGCGGGACTTCTACACCTTCTATTTCTGTAGGTGTAGGTAAAACCATCGCGCCATCGAGTCTTCCGTCGGCAATTTTATCTACAAGAGCCTTGGGTTTTCTACCGGAACCAACCCTGGAACCACCACGTGCAGTTCCGTCTTTTGCCATAAAATCACCTCCTGGGGGTTAATACCCCGTTTGATTTCCGATTTTTTAACACGACACCCCACGCCCGTTGCACGAGATAAAAGCTGTAGAGATTTTGATACCCCCACCGGGTTAGTGGTCGTGCCAGCGGTCGCCACGGTCTGCGTGAATTTTTGCGTGACAGGATTTGCAGAGAGCAATCAAATTGTCTCGGCTGTGTGTTCCACCTTCTGATAATGGTTTTTTATGATGAACCTCTGCGGTAGGAACGAGTAGTCCGTTTGCCTCGCACTGTTCACACAGCGGGTGCTGTTCCACATAGCTGTCACGGATACGTTTCCACGCACGACCATAACGCTTGCGTACTGCAGGGTCGCGGTCATACATCTCGTACCGCTTGGCTTCCGCCTTGGCGTGTTCTTCACAGAACCTACCATCGGTCAGCTTGGGACAGCCGGGGTGGGAACACGGTCGCTTGGGTTTTTTCGGCATTCTTTCACCTCCTACGGAACAGTTCACCCAACTTGTATTTGAGGATGTACCATAGCTGTTCAAGGTAGCCAACCTTGCGGTAACCCATACAATTCCTCCTTTCGCTGGGCATAAGAAAAGCCCTCGCAGGGAGTCCCCACGAAGGCTTTCTGTATTCTCTTTGTCCATTATAATTATATCATAAGAGACGTATCAACTTCTATCAACTTAACTCTCCACTTTGCAAAAAAGCTTCAATTTCTTCCATAGCCTTGTCGTGGATACGGAATGCGTACTGCATACTGAAGCTCATATCTACGGCAATCTTCTCCCAAGTTTGGAAGCAAAGATAACGCTTTTCCAGGAGGGTTTGCTGCTCGTGGTTCGGCACGGATTTGATGAGCGTTGAAATACGGCGTTTGAGCTCAACCAGTTCCTGGACATCACGGCCGAGTTCTTCTTGCAGGTCTACAATCTTGCAAACGGCATCTGCCATAAGAGAGGTGCTTGGAGAGGGGTTGTGCGGCATCCCGGTTAAAGTCGAGGTGCATTTGGTTGCAAGGTCGTTAAGGGAGTCGATTTGTTCGACTTTGCTGTTAATCCTCATATCGAGGTAACGAGCCTGGGAAAGGAATTCTTTAGCGGTCATATTCAGTACCTCCAACGTGATATTCACAGTGAGGCATTGAAAGCGTAGGTGCGTTGTAAAGCGTTGTGTTAAGTGGTTTTTTGCTTGCGATGATTCCGCTGATTTTTAGCGTTTCTTGCTCGTTGGCATTCTTCGTTATGGCAGTATATCTGCCGAGAACCTGTTTTCTCGAAGAATTGTCCGCAGTGTTTGCATATCCCATAGCCGAGGATAGTGCCTTCCACGATGTTGCGAACTTCATCCACGGACCTAACTACCATAGCCGTTCCTCCGGCAGCGAGTATCTTGCGAATAGTGGCATCCTGGAGAGCGGTGGTTTTGCCGGTATCGGTTTTCACTTCAAAAGCATAAAATCCGCCATCAATACAGGCAATAATATCGGGAATACCGGCTGTGCCGTACATACCGCCGTGTTCCTTCCAAGAAAAACAGCGCGGTACGGTTTTTAAGTATTTCAAGATGGCTTTTACGATGTCATTTTCTTTCATCTGTCAAGCAACCTCCTTATTTCGACTTGCTTTTTACACTATTGACAGATAAAAACGCATTTTCACGGAAATTTATCTTGAAAAAATATGCATATATTGGAATAGTGTGTTTTTTCAAAATAAATATAAATAGAAATAGGTTTTTTCGTGTCAAATGTGTCTGTAAATTTGGCAAAGGGCCCCTATTGGGAGCAATAAAGGCCCCTGTTGCCTTAAGAATAAGTGTCGGTGATTTTGACACCCTTGAGAATTCTGCGTTTACCCAAAGAATCAACGCCCCTTGTAACCTCGGAGAATGCAGCGGTAATCTGCTGAACAAACATCCTCTGCGAATACGGCTTAAGACCGCATTCTTCGCAGTAACCCTTGTAAGCATTGAAAATCTCGGTACTGCCAACATAGGAATTGACGTCAAATTCGCAATTTTCACGGACAAAGGAAAGCACAGAATCGCTGTCTTCACGGTACTGCTGAAGTTCAGCCTTATTAACCTCGGTTTCGGAGAAAATAAACTGCTTTTTCATAAGGCGCTTGAGACCTTCGAGTGCAAAGAGGAAAATACCGTCTGCTTCCATACGGAATTTGTCGATAAGTTCCGGGTCGCGCTTTTCAGCGGGTACTGCGTGATTGAAACGCATAATAATAAGCCTACGATAAAAGCCTTCAGAACGGTCGCCGTAGTTCTTGGGGATGCTGTTGCAGGAGAACAGAAGTCTTGCACAAGACTGAAACGAGAAGGGGTTCTTATTCTTCTTCTCAACGGTCAGATAGTCCTCACCGACCAGCGCCTTAAAGATGCCATTGTCATCAATGTACTTCGTAGGAAGGTCTGCAAAGATATTCGCCAGCTTGCCGAAAAGTTCAGCGGTCTTAAAGCGTTCATTCAAAGCCTGCCAGGATACGTTTGACACATTCTGCTTGCCGAGAAGAATATCGTTAAGTACACGGAGCAGCACGGATTTGCCCGCTCCGGCAACGCCTACAATAACAAAGCATTTCTGTGCGGAGTTTACGGGGATAAGGAAATAACCAAGCATCTCCTGAATAAGAGCCACTTGTTCCATATCGCCACCCATCGACTCCTTGAGGAACTTCTTGAAACGGGGGCAATCCGCCTTTTTGTCGTAGGTAACGTTGAGCTGAACCGTTGAGTAGTATTCCGGGGTATGCTCGATCAACGTATCTTCGAGGACATTGTAAAGACCGTTCTTGACATTGATGATATAGGGATTGGGGTTCAATTCACGGATATCCTTCTGCACACGAAGTTTCCACTGCTGCGTTGCATCCACAATCTGATTCATCTTCATTTCACGGGCAATCATCTTGTCCTGAACGAGGCGCTGTGCTTCCATTTCGGAGATTTCACGGAACACTCCACCTTGATAGAGGAAGAACTGCTCTGCTGCATAAAAGACATTTTCGGTCGATGCCATATGCTCACCAAGAACACCGGGCAGAAATTTGAGACCTTGCGTACCCACGGTGTACCAGGCGGGCAACTCCATTGTCATAGAGTTAGCACGAGCCTTCGTTGCCTGAAATTCACGGCTGTGTTCCTTGTAAATCTGCGATAACGGGCGGAGGAAGGTGTTCTTAAACTTGAAGTGTTCCTTCAACTCAAAGTTGATAACGGTTTCTGCGGTTACAACATCCTGGTTATACAGATAAGTCTCAATAAACGCTTTTGCCGTCTGCATATCCTTCATTGCATCCCCGGTTACCTCAAGGGAAGCAACAATGTCGCGGAGTCCATCCACGTTGAGAGGTTGATAGCACATTGCGGCGGGTGCTTTACAAGAGCATTCACCGCTTTCCATCTTGGGACACTTGAACCCCTTTTCTGCAATGGTCTTGCAGGTCATAGGGTTTGTGCCACTGTCAAGATAATGATTGATTTTACGCTGTGTGTTTGCCTCGCTGTATCCGGGATACGGAGAAGAAAGCTCGTGAATCAGTTTGACACCGCCCTCAAAGGGAGCAAGGTTCGTAATCATTGCGTACCAATCGTGTTCGGAGAGCGTCGCGGCTTTTTCACGACAATGCTTAAGGAAGTCGCAGCCGTGAAGCAAGAGTTCAAGACCTTTTTCAGTGCCGACTCTTGTTTCAACTGGCTGTTCTTCTGCGTGAGGCAGAACCTCAAGGAGCTGTTCCTGGGTATACTTGCGTTCGGGGTGATAAGAGAGGCACTCCACCATAATGGGTTCTTTTTTGCAGTGATTGAAACCGGGCAAACGCATAACACGGCTCTCGTTAACACACATAGGGTCACCGTGAAAATGGGACACGAGCTGTTTCTGCACAAAGCGGAACTGTTCAACCCTTGCGTTACGCATCAGCCAATACACGTGCAGAGATTTGCGGGTCTTAATAACCATAGACGGAGGAAGCGGAAACTCATCGATTGCTTTCTGCTGTTCCTCAAAAGAAAGGTCGTCCATTTCAACGAACTGTGCGTTGATACGGCTGATACTGCTGTCTTCCTGTCCACCGTAGTTCACAACGAAGAAAATACCGCGATTTTTTTCGTTATGAGATTTTAAGGTACCTTCGATAGCAGAATACTTTCCGGCTTCCATTTCGAGTTTTGCACCGGAGAACACGCCTTTCTTCTTATCATCGAACACACGGAAGCAGACCGTATCTTCGGGATTGAACAAAGCAAGTAATACATCCTGGGCAGAGATATTCATTTGACCGCCTCCTCATTAAAGTACTTAATGGGTTTACCGAGGTGTTTGGCCTCCTTGATTTCCTGCTCCATACCGGCAGACAAGGTTTTACCAAAGCACCAAACCTCATCGCATAAAGCAAGCAATGCTAAACCATACATTGTGCCGATTTCTCTTTCGACAGGGTCGTTGTCATCAACAATCTGCGGATAGAGCAAATGTGCTGCGATGGGCATTTTCTTTTTATCAATGGCAAAACGGCAATAACGGATAGCCGCCTTGACATTATTTTCAACATCCCCGGCATAACGAGATACGATATACACCTTGGGGCGCTCTTTGAGTTCCGTCTGGCGCCGCCATATTTCACGGCGCTCAAGACGATACTCCTTCATTACTTTACCGATAGCTGCCCCTGCGGTAGGGTCAGCATATCCTTCGCTGTTTCTATACATCACACATCCTCCAGTTCTTCCATCGTGCCGAAGGTCTCACCGGCGGAGGCTTCTGCGACAAGGGGTAAATCAAATTCAGGGAAAGGCTGTTCTTCCATACATTCCTTGATAAAACGGACAGCTTCGGTGAGCTTGTCTTTGGGAATGATGAAAGTAAGTTCATCGTGGATCTGAAGGATGGGTTTCAGCCAAACCCTCTCCGGCAGACCGTACATAATACGTTTAATTGCAAGTTTGAGAATATCGGCAGCGGTGCCCTGAATCGGTGTGTTCAACGCACAGCGTTCTGCGAAAGACTTAACGCCCCAATTATCACTACGGACACCGGGCAGATATCTGCGTCTGCCGACCCAAGTTTCAGAGTACATTTTGCGAACGGCATCGCCCTTTGTTTCTTCCTGCCAAGCAGTAAGACCACGATAACCCGCTTTGAGGTTATTGATGATTTCGGCACACTCGGCTTCGGTCTTTTCAACACCCGCCTTAAATTTCAAGGTCTTCTGCAAGCCTCGCGGGAAAAGGCCATAGAATGTACCAAAGTTAACGTTCTTTGCAATGGTGCGATGTTCCTTATAATCGGCAGAGTGTTTGTCCTGTGCCTCATCGTAGGAAACACCGAAAATAACAGAGGTAGTTGCTGCGTGAATATCTCCACCGCGCTTGTAGGTATCCATCATCACTTTGTCGCGGCAGTAGAATGCGCCGACACGAAGCTCAATTTGCGAAAAGTCCAAGGAAAGGATGATGTGACCTTCGGGAGCCTTGATAAAGTTACGGACACCGATGGGGTCATTGGACTTTCTCGGCATATTCTGTGCGTTGGGGTTGCGACAGTTCATACGGCCGGTGTCGGTAGAAAGTGCAAAGAGTTCAGGATGAATGTTGCCGGTTGCAGAGTTACGGTGCTTGAGGTAACCGTCAATGTAGGTAGACTTGATTTTGCCCCACTTGCGGTATTCCTGAACCAAGGTAAAAAGGGTTGAAAGTTCAGGCTTGTTTTCATCGCACCACTCTTTGAGCAGAATCATTGTCATATCATCGGCGGCTTCTTTATTGGATGCGGTAGTCTTGAGAATAGGCAGCCCCAGGTCTTTGAACAGATAGTCCTTGAATGCCTTTGTGCTACAGTTCTCACCAATAGCCACATCACCGATGATGAATGCGATTTCCTTGCGGATACGTTCCATTTCAGCCTCGGCTTCCGCTTTACGCTGAAGCATAAGCGGATAGTTGATGGGAACACCGTTATATTTCATAATGCCGAGATAAACAGCGGTTGGTGATTCAATCTCCTCAACGATGGTACGGTGCTTGGGAAGAAAGCGGTCGAACCACGCATTGAAACGATAATAAAGACGGAGAGAAAAATCCGAGTCTGCCGCACCGTAGCGGACGGTTTCTTTATCTTGGGCATCGAGTTCATCAAAGTGTTTTCCCTCGGTTACATCGGTAAAGGACGGGAGCGGTTCACCGCAGAGTTCGGCAGCGAGTTTCTTCAAGCCACTGTCAGTGAGTTTGCGGAATTCGGTACAGCTTTTGAGGGACATCTGTGATGCGGCAATGGTGTCATAAACGGGCGGCATAATGACAATGCCACGTGCGTAAGACATCTGGGATTCAAAAGCCAGGTTGTGAGCAATCTTGATGATTGCGGTGTTTTCAAGAAATTCACGGAGAAATTTGTCGAAAGAGGTTGGCTCGATATTCTTGCCAACCTTATGTGCAACGGGAACATAGATGCCGGTGCCTTCTGATACGGAGAAGGAGCAACCTACGATATGTGCTTTGTGAGCATCGAGGGCGGCTTTGTCCTCGTCGCGGAATGCCTCATCCGGGGCGGTTTCATAGTCGAAGGCTACAATCGTTGCGTTGCCGATATATTCACGGATACCCTCGACAGAGGTAATACAGGTATAGTTAGCGTTCATAGCGTTGTCTCCTTATATGGGGTTATCCGGGGAGAGAGGTCCCTCCCCGGATACCGATTTGTTTACTTCAAGGGTTCGATAACTTCGCCGGTTTCGGCATCCACGAAGGGAGTTTCTTCGTCTGCCATAAGGTCGGCAGTAGTGAGGTTTGCTGCATAGGTCTTCATCTGCTCAACAAGAGGAGTGAGAGATGCGACCTCTTCAGCGGTAAGCTGACGAACGAACTTGAAGGCTGCCTGGGAATAGGCAATGTTGCTGTCGGACATAGCCTTCTTGAGGCTGATGGTGGTTACCACACGGCTGAGAGAGCTTCTCTGGGTGAGAAGGCGCTTTACATAGTTCTTGTAAGCCGCAGAAGAGCCAACCGGCAGATTGAGGATTACCGGGAAGATCTGACCCTCGCGGAGAATGTAAAGCATACGGCGGTTTTTGCACGCCTTGCTCTTACCGTCACCGCTGCCGAACTTGTTAAAGGGACAAGTTGCACAGTTGCCACCGGGAGTGCCGGTGCCGTGTACACCATCAAAGGAACTGCAATCGGGAGGATTGCTACCTCCGGTGTACTTATCCTTGTAATAGGCATTGGCGGGATGGTTGAACAGGATTACGCCTGTGATTTCCTTGACCATTTCGGTGTCATCACCGTCGGCCGAGGGAATCTCGAATGCAGTGGAGCCACCGGCGGGAATCTTGATGCGGTCGAGCTGAAGCTCAATACCGGCACAATCCTCGCTCATAGCCTCGTTGAGCCACTGCATATCTTCCGGGGTTGCAAAGCCGCCTACATTGGCGATTGCGTTGGTTTCGTTCTTGACAATCTGATTTGACATTTGAGTTTCCTCCTATAAATTGAGATGTTGGTTTTTGTCGAAGTAGCGTTGATTCGGTGCGTCTATGCTTCGGTGAACAATGTTCTATGTCAGCCCTTGCGGATGCCGACCGACACCTTTTCGTAAGTGCTTACGACATCGGACAGCCACGCCGGGACTTCATCACAGTTGAGTGCCATCTGCTCCTTAACGAAGGAAGCGAGGGTGTTGGCATTAACGGTTTCGGTTACGATGTCTCCGTAACCCTGGGACTTGAGGGCATCAATCATATCCTCTTTGCGACCCGCCACGGGAGATGCGAAAAGACGGGTGTTGAGGTAGAAGGTGCTGCCGTTGCGAGAGAAACGTTCGCACTCGGCTTCAGCCATTGCATCGGAAAGCTCACGGTCGAGCTCTTCAATCTGTGCACCGACAGCCTTCGCCTCGGCATCAAGTTCCTTCTTGCGGTCTTTCAGCTCCTTAAGCTGATCTGCGAGAGAAAAAATGTAATTGTCCATAGTTCGGTTCTCCTTATTCTTTGAATGGGTTGATACCCTTGCGGTAGTCATCAACCAGGCTCTTTGCCAGGTCGACCTTGTGGCGAAGGGCGCGTAATACTTTTGTGTCAACGGTGCCTTTGGCAACCAGGTAAATGTAGAGGCAGTTGTCCTTTTGGGACACTCGGTGGATTCGTGCTTTGGCCTGCTCAAAATTGCTCATGCTGTAATCGAGTGAGTAGAACACCATCGTAGAAGCAGCGGTAAGGGTGATACCGAGTCCGGCTGCCGCTATCTGTCCTACAAAGACACGGCAATCAGCATCTTCCTGGAATCTGCGGATTTCTTCTTCGCGGTTCTTAACACCACCACGGACAACCGCATAGCCTATGCCTTTCTTTTCGAGCAGCGCCTGAATGTCGTTGAGTTCAGGAACGAAACGAGCCATTACAACGAGTTTCTTTTCTTCCGCTATTGCGGAATCAAGAATGTCGGAGAGGGCTTTGAGCTTGTCTGTGCTAACCAGGTTTGTGTCACCCTCATCATCGGTAAGGTGTCCGCCCGTTACCTGGGAGAGGCGGAGCAGTTTGGTCAGTACATTTACAGCGGAAACTTCAGAATCACCAAGTTCGGTGTAACTCTCTTTTTCGAGTTCCTTGTAAATCTTCATTGCCTTGGGTTCGAGTTGAACATAACGGATTTCTTCGCTTATGTCCGGCAGATCCAAGCACTCGGCTTTGGTGACGCGGTAAGCAATGGAGTGCATACGCTGAAGGAAGTCATCGAGCATATAATTGCGGAAACGAGGGATGTGATTACCATAGCCGGTCATATCAAAGTAACGGCTACGAAACGCATAAAAACTATCTCCGAACACTCTGCGGTTAAGGAATCGGTACTGCGAGAATACATCCAGTTCACGGTTCGTAATGACCGTGCCGGTCAAGAGGAGCTTGTACTGCGCCTTGTCACCGAGGTGGTGCATCGTCTTGGATTGGGCGGTTCGTGCTTCCTTAATTTTGTGAGCCTCGTCTGCGATGATGAGGTCGGCATCAAAATCAAGAAGTTCCTTCTCAATGATTCGCGCACTCTCGTAGTTCACAATGACAACCTGGAGTCCCTCTCGGCTGATGCCACTGAGGAGTTTTCTGTTGTCCTTGCTTGCGCCTGTCAGCACGGTAACGGTGCACGGGAACGCTGCGAACTTCTCAATTTCCTGCTCCCATACACCTTTGATGGATACCGGGCAAACGACCAACGCTCTGCGGATTAAGCCAAACTGATATAAAGCTCCGAGGATTGCAATGCTTGTGAGGGTCTTGCCAGTACCCATTTCCATAAGGAGAGCCACACCGTTGCTACGTGAGGCAGAAGGTACGAGACCGAACTTCTCGCAAGCAAAATTGAATGCTTTGTACTGATGGTCATAGGGTCTTGCTTTGACGGGCATTGGAATCATAGGGTTAGTTGTCACCATCATCACCTCCGGGGTTCTCTTTGATGGCAACCTCATCTACGCTGTCACCGGGGACGAGAATTGTTACTTTCTTCAAATCACCGAACAAGAAACGCAGAATTCTTTCACGAAGGGTTACTGTCTTGCAGGCAACGATGCCGCCATCCTTGGGTTTCTTTGAAACATGGATTGTGAGATTATGTTTCATTGCTTTTTACTCCTTTCGGAAGAAGCGATTTCGTTTGCCCCTTCCGTATCTACGGAGATTTGGGGGTGGTTTTGTAGGGGTGTTTTTCTAAAAAACTTCAAAAACTTTTTTCTTGCCGACTCGACAGACTCCTTAATGGTTGTAAAGTGGACATTCTCTTCTGCGGCGATTTCACGGAGTGTCATTCCTGATGCGAGCATCAACATACGGCGCTGCTGGGCAT